TTTGGACGCAAGTGGCGTTGGTTACGCTGCTCGTACCAGAGTTCGTGGCTATCAAGTTGCCCCCGGCGGCACTGCTGGAGAGATTCAGTTTTATGATAACGCTACCACTAACTCTGGCCCTATTCCTTTAACATTGCACGTTACAACTAACACAGCCGTTATTGCAACATTGATACCCGGTGAAGGTATTGTATTTCAAAACGGATTCTATGTAGTTCTTCCAACTAACGCCTCTATTACGGTGTTCTATGGCTAAGTCACCAGCATGGACAAGGAAAGAAGGCAAGAATCCCGAGGGCGGGTTGAACGCCAAAGGTCGAGCCTCTGCAAAAGCGCAAGGTATGAATTTGAAACGGCCCCAGCCAGAAGGCGGCTCCCGGCGAGACTCTTTCTGTGCGAGGATGAGTGGTATGAAAAAGAAGCTAACCAGCGCGAAGACGGCAAACGATCCGGATTCACGCATAAATAAGTCTTTGCGGGCTTGGAACTGTTAAGGGGTAGATATGGCTACGTATGTTGAACCGTCTAGGTGGAATGAATACACCAAAGAAGCCAACGAACGCAGAAATAAACTGCGTGAAGATGTTGAAAAAGGTGCTATATCACAACGTTTTAGAAAAATGATGGGTGACGATAAAGCCCGCAAAGACGACTATGATGCCTCTAATAAACTCCTCAATTTAAAAGAAGAGGAAAAAGAAGCACTAGGCCAACGTATCGTAGACCAATATCCAAAAGGCACTCAAAGTGGTACGGGTCAGATTTCACGTAATCGTGCTGAGTATGGCAAACCTGTGGATTTAACAGAAAGCAAGAAAAGAGGTGGTATGACCGCTTCTAAACGTGCTGACGGTATCGCCCAGCGTGGCAAAACCAGAGGTCGGATGGTTTAAATGGAACTCATGGTCTGGAACGTAATACTCTCCTTTGCATCAGCACTGCTGATGTTTTGGGTGAAGGCGTCTCACGATGAAGTGAAACGCTTGAGTATTCTGTTGAGTAAAACTCGTGAAGAGAATGCTGAGAAATACGTAACCAAGTCCGATGTTCACAACGATATTGACCGGGTACTTGCAAGACTAGACCGACTTGAGAGCAAGATTGACGACTTCATGAAGGAGCAACGCAGTGCCCTCGGTTAGCAAGAAACAACACAATTTCATGGCAGCGATTGCAAATTCGCCATCGTTTGCTAAGAAAGTAGGCGTCCCACAGTCTGTGGGCAAAGAATTTTCTAACGCGGACAAGAACCGCAAATTTTCAAAAGGTGGTGATACTATGGCTTCTAATATGAAAAAAGGCGGCATGCCCATGAAAATGAAAGACGGCAAAAAAGTGCCTATCTTCATGAATAAAGGTGGTATGGCTGCATCCTCTATGGGCAAAGTTAAAACTGCTGCTCCTAGCAAAGATGGTGTTGCTGTCAAAGGCAAGACCAAGGGTACGCAAATCAAAATGGCCGGTTCCGGTGTGCCTAATGGCATCGGTTCACGTGTAATGAAAAAGGGCGGCAAAACTTGCTGATCTAAGGAGCTATCATGGCAACTGAAATGACTGGGCTTATGGATCAAATTGACAGTAGCTTTAAAAAGCGCGGTCTTGATACGACTCGTGAAGGTAATAACGTCACTGTCCAAGGTGTTAAAAAACCGGACGCCGGTGCGGGTCGTGGCGGTCAAGGTGGCCCTACAGCCAAAGAACTTGCTGACTACGAGCGTAAACAAAATGCTAATATTTTTACTGAGGGTAAGAAGATGCCCCCATCTCCCCGTGAGATGAAAAAAGGCGGTATGACGGCTTCTAAGCGGGCTGACGGTATTGCTACCAAAGGTAAGACTCGCGGTACTATGATTACCATGAAAGGCGGCGGTTACGCCTGTTAAATTATGATGCCATCCCGTGGTATGGGCGCAATCCGCCCCTCAAAAATGCCCGGCGCTAAGACAAAAGCGCGGCGGGATGACACTGACTTTACCCAGTTCAAAGAGGGCGGTAAGGTAAAGTCTAAGGTGAACGAAGCTGGTAACTACACTAAGCCCAGCCTTCGTAAACGCATTTTTAACAGCGTAAAAGCTGCGGCAATCGTTGGTACTGGCGCAGGTCAATGGAGTGCCCGTAAAAGTCAGGTACTAGCAAAACGGTATAAAGCCGCTGGCGGGGGCTACCGAGATTGAAAGCTCCTCAAAAATCATTGAAGGATTGGGGCGACCAAAAATGGAGAACCAAAAGTGGTAAAAAATCTTCTGACACTGGTGAAAGATACCTTCCAAGTGCTGCGATCAAAAGTCTCAGCCCTGCTGAGTACGCTGCGACGACCAAAGCCAAGCGGGCAGGAAAAGCCGCCGGAAAACAATTTGTAGCCCAACCCAAGACCATCGCAAAGAAAACAGCAGGGTATAGATAATGGCTAAGACCACCGGAACCACAGCCTTTAACCTCGACATGAACGACCTCATTGAAGAGGCGTTTGAGCGTTGCGGCCAAGAACTTCGCACGGGCTATAACTTCCGCACTGCACGTCGGTCATTGAACTTGCTGACGATTGAGTGGGCAAACCGTGGTTTGAACTTCTGGACTGTAGAACAGGGCCAGATTCCAATGGTGACGGGTCAGGCTATCTACCCCATGCCGGTAGACACAATCAACCTCCTAGACACCGTTGTGCGCCAAAGCAACGGCACATCTAACCAGATTGACATCAACATTAGCAGTATTTCCGAATCGACCTACATGAGTCTGCCAAACAAGTTGGCACAAGGTCGCCCAATTCAATATTGGTTTAACCGTCAGTCTGGTCAAGAAAACCTGTCTACTGTTACTTTGAACGGTACTATCTCGTCTACAGCCACCACAATCACAGTGTCAAATGTGGCTAACTTAACGACCGCTGGGTTTATTAAAATTGATAATGAAACCATCAGTTACCCCAATGTAGACCCGGTTAACAACCAATTGATTAACTGTGCTCGTGGACAGAACGGCACAACCGCTGCGGCGCACACTACAGGTGCAGCTTTGACCATCCAGAACTTGCCCGCAATCAATGTGTGGCCCACACCTAATGCCCCCGGTGACCAGTACATGTTTGTGTACTACCGCATGCGCCGTATTCAGGACGCTGGCTCTGGTGTAACTGTCCAAGACATTCCATTCCGTTTTATCCCCTGCATGGTGGCAGGATTGGCCTATCTGTTGAGTATGAAGCTGCCAGATGTTGATCCAAACCGTGTAATGGGTCTAAAGGCTGAGTATGAACAGCAGTGGGAATTGGCGCAGTCAGAAGATCGTGATACCTCTCCGTTGAGGTTTGTGCCAAGGAATTTGTTCTATGCCTAATCGGTTTGCTTCCGGTAAGCATGCAATTGCTGAATGCGACCGTTGTGCGCAGAGGTACATGCTCAAGGAATTAAAGACACAGGTAGTCAAGACTAAGCCATTTAAGGTCAAGGTTTGCCCGGCATGTTGGGATCCCGATCAGCCACAGTTGCAACTGGGTATGTATCCAGTCAATGATCCGCAAGCTGTGCGTGAACCTCGCCCCGATGTGAGCTACCAAGTCTCTGGTCAAAGTGGTCTACAGATTTTGCTAACGGACAGCACTACTCAAGATGGGTTTGGTTATCCAGAGCAAGGTAGTCGGGTCTTTGAATGGGGCTGGAGTCCCGTTGGTGGGGCAAGTGGATTTGATACACTTTTAACGCCAAATAGCTTGGTGTTAGCAATAGAACTTGGTACAGTTACGGTTACAACGACATAAGGAGTCGAACATGGACAAAGCAGATTTGAAACAAGACAAGAAGATGGTAGCTGAAGCCGTGCACAAGCACGAGAAAAAGCTGCATCCCGGTCAGCCTATGACCAAATTGGCCAAGGGCGGCAAGACAAATGCTCAGATGAAAGCTCTGGGTCGTGGTTTGGCCAAAGTGGCTAACCAGAAGAAGTCTTCCTTTACATACAAAAAAGGTGGTTAATTATGGCTACATTTAGTAAAAAAGTAATGGGCAAAGAAGTTGGCGATGCCAGCGTCTATGCGCAACCACATACTGGTGCTGAAGCTGGTGTGGACATCAAGAACAGTGGCTATGACGGTGGTAACCGTTTGACTGCTAATGATGTAAACATGTCTGTTGGTAACATCAGTCGTGACCCATACAAAGAGCCAAAGACTTCTGGCATTAAAATCCGTGGTACTGGCGCGGCTACCAAAGGCGTGATGGCGCGAGGCCCAATGGCTTGATATGAATTACACGCAACTGTTCGATACCATTCAGTCGTACACGGAAAATAATTTTCCGGACTTTACTCTTGCCAGTGGCGGGATAGAGACGACTACCGAACAGATCAATCGGTTTATTGAGCAAGCCGAACTGCGTATCTATAACACGGTGCAGTTTCCGTTTTTGCGCAAAAACATGACGGGTAATATTCAGTCAGGTAACAAATATCTCCAAGCTCCAAACGACTATCTTGCTACATATTCTTTGGCTGTGATAGATGCGTCTGGTAACTACGAGTACTTGTTAAATAAAGATGTAAATTACATTCGTCAGGCGTATCCTAATCCAACTACAGATGTTGGTATTCCAAAGTACTACGCGTTGTTTGGCCCGGCATTATCAGGTGGTTTAATTACAACTGAACTGACGTTTATTCTTGGCCCAACGCCTGATACTAATTACACGGCAGAACTTCATTTCTATTACTACCCAGAGTCTATTGTGACTGCTGGTACTTCATGGCTTGGTGATAACTTTGACACGGTGCTCTTATATGGCGCACTGGTTGAGGCTTACACTTACATGAAGGGTGAGGCAGATATGTTGGCACTGTACGACGGCAAATACAAAGAAGCTCTTGCACAAGCTAAACGTTTGGGTGATGGTATGGAGCGTCAGGATGCTTACCGTTCTGGTCAATATAGACAGGCGGTGACCTGATGGCTTTCACAGGTAACTACTCCTGCAATACATTGCGCACAGGTTTGATTAACGGCACGTTGAAGTTTGCAACGGACACGTTTCGTTTGGCGTTGTATACCAACTCCGCTACTTTGAACCAGACTACCGCTGCATACACCTCTGATGGTGAGACTTCCGGTGGTAACTATGTGGCTGGTGGCCAAATAGTAACAGCAACGGTTAATACCGCGCTAAGTTCAAACAGCAGTACTATTTATGTTAGCTTTTCCAGCCCAGCTTGGACTGGCGCAATCACCGCTCGTGGGGCGTTAATTTATGACGTGACTACTGGCGCGGCTGTCTGTGTTTTGGACTTTGGAAACAACGTAACATCGACACAAACTTTTACCGTAACGATGCCTGCTGACACCAGCACGGCTGCACTCATTAGACTTGTATAGGAGAAAACATGGCAATCGTAACTACAACAAAAGGCGATATGGACGAATCTTTGCTTGAAAAGCGAGAGGGTTCCGTTGATAATGACAACGAATCAACCACATGGGTGGAGTATTGGTTAGATGGGGAACTTGTGCACCGTTCGGCGCACGTAGCCCTTAAGAAAAACGTAAGTTCTGCGGTAGAAGCCGCATCTTTTAATTAAGGAGCCAATCATGGCAAATACTCAAGCAATGACAACGAGCTTTATGGGCGAGTTGATGACTGCAACACACAACTTTGG